GCTGGACACCGTCTTCGAATCCGCCCGACCACGGCACATCGCAGCAGTTCACCGAGCCGACTTGAATGTCGTGGTACCAATAGTTCGGGCTGACATAATCCGCGCTCGCGCCTGGGTAGTTTCCCGCCGGCAGCGTAGCGCTGGTATCCATGTTTGCGCCGGGGTAATCGGCGCCCGGCTGTGATTCGATGAGTAGGGCGATCGTTTTAATCGCCACAATGCTCCCGATCCGGACTCCGCGGGAAGCCGGCCAGGAATATGTGTTGTTGCCGGTCGGGCTTCCGGCCGAGGCCCCTACTAATACGGCTGCCTCGCCGCCACGGTTGCTGCTGACCTGGTCGACAGAGACTCCAAATCCCCCAAGGATCTTGAGCGCCGACGCGGAGCAATCGTCTGCCATGATCGAGCCGATCGAGAAGGAACTGTTCGACCACTCCCCGAAGAGGGTCCCAACCTGCTGCGGATTGTACTGCCGGTCGCCGACGGTCCCGCCGGCCGGGTTGTAGGGTGCTTCGAGGCAGACCAGATCGTCGCCGATGTTGTAGCCGCTTACCCGGTCAATCTGCGCCCGACGGCACGAGTAGAAGTGCATCCCGTCCCGGCCGCTTGTATTCAGCGTCACGGAATCGATCTGCACATCCTCGCACCCCGAGAACTCGACGCCCCACATCGGTGCATTCTTGATCGTGAGTCCACCGATGATTCGAATATTGTTGATCGAGAAGGCGCCGCCTTCGGTTGCCTGCCCCCAGAATGCGACGGCCGGTTGGCCATTGTTGCCAAAGCCGACCGACGGTGCGGCAGCCCATTGAATATTCACGCCCTTGAGGGTGACGTTTGAGCACGGGCCGATAATGCTGATGGCGCCGGCCAGGGTCGGGCGCCGAGGGTTCGCGGTATCCATCTGCAGGACAGCGCCCGGCGTGAACTCGATGCCGAAATTCGAGACGCCCTGGAACTGCAGGGCCGCGAAGTTGACCGGCGGCGTGCCGCTATAGACCGAGCCTGATGGCACGAACGGCACGCCCGGGACCACCTGGTCGAATCGGTAGATACCAGGCGGGAAGAGGATCACAAACGGCTGCGCCGAGGCGAGTGCCGCCTGGACGCACAGGGCAATGTTCGGCGCGTCATCGTGGCCCGAGCCCGCAACCCCCAAGGTCGCGTTGCCCAGGGCGCCATAGGCTTTCACGTCGAAAATCTGCTCAACGCACATGGGGTGATCCGATCGGAAAGGGTTCGGCTCAATAGACGATGGTCTTCAGTGGGAAGGTAACATCGCCCGCGCCGGCGAAGGCGGTCGCCGAGGGGATGACGAAGGCGCCGTAGAAGTTTCCACTCGCCGGCGTTGCCAGAAAGGCCGTGCTGTTGAGAGACGTACTGCTAGTTATAAATTCCCCGGTCATCAATCCAGCCTCGTGTATCTATATTTATATTGCCGTCGCTGATGACCGCGACACGAACCCCAATTTGGGCGGAAGTATTCGTGTAGTGCGTTCCTTGCAGGTTCATTCCAAATAGGTACGCAGTGTTCCCGCTCTGCGAAACTTCGCCCATATCACTCAATGGTGGCGAGCTGGTCGTGCTGACGGTTGGCGCTACATCAGCCTCGTCGGGCGAAGTGACAATCATCCCCAAGCCTCCACTGCCAGCGCTACCAAACGGCATAGTCAGTCGACAGAGAGGCCGCACCTTTACACCCGGCGGAACGGACAGGGTGATGAGCGTGCGCGCAGTCGTGGTGCCGTTCCCTCCGCTGCTCAGATCGAGCACCTGCGTCCCCCAATAGAACGTCTGCCCATCCTGGACAAAGGCCAGGATCTGCGACGAGCTATTGGTCAGGATCGATCCGATGCGGCGAAACAGAGCAAAACCGCTGGGCATCGTCGGCGCGGTTGCGCTCTTCGAAATCAGTGCATCGAATGTCGTGCCGGCGGCATTCGAGATCACGAACATATGGTACCAGGTCGAGGCAGCTACCGTGCCGGTGTCGAGACCGCCATTGCCCGTTCCCGTCGCGAAGGCCGCGGTCGTCTTGGTAAAAGCGGCGAGCGTCATCAATTTCACGTTGGTCGAATCGGTCGCCTGGCCGGCGGAGATGTCGATTACCGTGTTTGGCGACGTGCCGTCATTCGAGAGGGTCAAGCCCGCAATGTAGTCGCGCAGCACGGTTGCCGAGCCGGCCGAGACCGCAGTCGCCACATATGCCGTTGTGGCGACCTTGGTGCTGTTGTCGCCGGCCGTTTGGGTCGTTGCGGTGCTGCTGCCGAGTGCGAGCGGATTGCTGAAGGTCGGCGTGCCGGTGAAGGCATAGCTGGCGGGCAGTGTCGTGGCGCAAGCCGGGTCGCCGCTGGTCGATGGCCAGAGCAAGAGACCGTTGGCGCAGAAGCCGGCCGGCGTCATCGCGCTTGAGCCCTCGGCGACCATCACGCCGTGCGCTGTCGGGCTCGCGGCACCGGTGCCCCCGTTCGCAGCCGACACCGGACTCGTCAGCGAGACGGTTCCTGTGCCGGTGATCGGGCTCGGGCTGACGGTTATACCCGTGCCAGCGGAAATATTGACACTGCCGCCGCTGCTCGAGCCGGCGTTCCCGCCGATCCTGAAGAAATTCGTCCCGTCCGAAGCGATCAGCGCATTCTGGCCCGGCGCGATTGCCAATGAGGCAGCACCGCTGATCGTGCCCGATGCAGGCGTGACGGTGTCGGTTGCGGTTGAATCGCCATTGGCGAAGTAGATGTACCAGTTCGCCCCGACCGTACCCGGGGCGGCCAGCGTATCCGTCATCGCTGTTCCGGCGTTTGACCGGATCTGCGCCGTGCCGCAATTCGCCGCGGCGGCGCCGAAGGTCTGGGAAGCGCCTATCACACCGCTGGTGACGATCACGGGAGGAGTTGCGGCGCCGACCGAATAGACCGTCTTCGAGGATGCGCCGCACGCGAACGTAATAATGGCGGGTTGCGAATCTGCCCACGCGACTGCGGGCACGAGCGCAAGCAGAAGTGCTGCGAGGAATCGCTTCATCGCTTGATCCTTATCTGAGTAGGGATATGGCCGTCGGCTAAGGCCGAGCAGCAGTTCGGATTGGTGGATCAGGCGACGGAGACGGCGAGGACGACGGTGCCCGATGCGGCGATCGCTGTAATCGCATTCGTCGGGATCGCAGCGCCTTCCCGGGTGAATGTGGCGTAAGGCAAGAGGATCCGAAGGATGTTGGCCCCGTTGTAGAGCGTGACGTTGACGGTGCCGGTGTTTTGGATATCCATGAATACGGTGGCTGCGTTCGCGCTCAGAACCGGCGTCGAACCGGTCGTCGCCGTAACGTTCGTGGTGGTGAACGAGACGTTGCTTGGCAGCGACAGGACCTTGCCGATCAGCGCCGATCCGGCCGAGAGAACCCAGGATCCGGACTGCGTCACGGCACCGATGACGTTCGAGCCTGCCCCCAGGACGACCGCGCCGAACTTGGCATAGAGGCCCTTGAGGCCGCCGATGATCGATGTCGAACCCGAGCCCGCATAAGCGGCATCGGCCGGCGTGCCGGCAGCGGTCGCCGACAGCGTATCCTGAGCCGCGATCGTCGCCAGGCTCGCCTCTGCCGCCGCGTCGGCAACCGGCATCGGATTGCCCGTCGCGACGGGTGCGCCATTCGTGTTCGGCACGCTATCGAAGGCGATGTTCGAACCGAGCTGCTCGGCCGCAATGGTCCGGGAAGTTCCGCCGGCATCGATATAGGGGATCGGGATGCTCATGGATTAGAATCCTGAAAGGATGGCGGCTTCCGCCGCGGTATCGTCCGGCAGGCCCGAGGTTGGCCCCTCTTTCACCGGCGGCAACTGATGCGGCGATGGCGGTGTGGCCGCTTCCAGTACCGGGATCGGGAAAGTGTTCGCCGGCGTGCTGGTCGGGAAGAGATTGAAGCTGAGCGGCGTCCCCTGCCCCGATTGGTCGTAGTAGAGGACATAGATCGAGGCGCCGCCCTGGATTTGGGTGACGGTCACGACCGGCGCCGGGTTCCGCGCCACACTGGGCTCGAGCGCGATCTGCCCGACGATGAGCGCCCGCAAATGCCCCAGATCCAGGTTCTGCCCGATCTTGGCCGGTAGCCCGGCGCCATAGCCCGGCTGCCAGGGGTAGTCGCCGCGCGGGTTGGTCAGCAAGCGCCGTATGATCCGCTGCGAGGTCCGGTCGGCGCGAAACGCCGGAGCGATATCGCCGGTCGGCCCCGGCTGCAAATCATTGCCCCAGTAATGGAAAAGGTCAGCCGCATCCGACATGGCATCATCCTGCTGTCAAGGCCGCGGTGAGGGCGTCGGCGGGGAAGCTCTGCACCATCGGACCGGTGGTACCGCCACCCGCCGACACCCCCGAATGGGTGTGACCGGCGAGCAGATCATGAGCTGCCTTGGTCATCAGGGTTTGCAGGCTCTCGCCCGCAGAGCCGATCGCGATCGCCGGCGCCGTCACAGTGACTTCCGTGGTTGCCGTGATGCCGATCGTCGGCGCGGTCAGATCGATTTCCAGCGCGCCATTGACCAGCAGCTTGCTGTCATTCGTCACCTGGATGCGCGAGCCGGAGGCGTGGACCAGCACGAGTTCGCCGGCGGCTGCTGCCTGCCCGTCAGCTCGATCCGGCGGCGGATGCGGCTGATCATAGATCCGCCCCAGGATGACGCCCTGGTCGGGGTGGTTCTGGACGAACAGGATAATGACCTGATCGCCCTTCTGCAGCGGCGCCGCAACGCCCCAGCCATTGCCCATATAGCCGGTCAGCACCGGCATATAGCCGGTGAGCGGCGTCTGGCCATCGGGGCTCGGGGCCAGCACGACGCTGGCCCGATATGTCGCCGGATCGTAGCGATCGACGATGGCAAAGCGTGGTGCCGCCGCCAGCGCCGCCGCCTGCTGCGCCGTCAGCACCGCGCTCATGATGCCCCCGGCGTGCCGGTCGAATTCTGTGATGTGCTGTGGTTCTTGGCGCGGATGGACATGGTGAAACCGCCTGTCAGGCTGAGGCTGCGTTCGATCCGATCGGCGAAATAGCGCTGGTCCCAGTCGGTGCCGGTGCCCGACAGCGTGATCGGCTGTTCGAAGACCAGGAAGGGATCGCCCGGCATCTGCACGTCGATGACCCGCTCGAACAGCGAATACTGCTTCAGGATCTGCTGCGCACGGGCCAGCGCCTGGGCCTGGGTCAGGCCGGGGATCTCGATCTTGTAGGTTTGCGGCCCGATCCCCGCTTGGCCTTGCGCCGCCTGGCCGGTGAGCGTCGATTTCTGCGTGGCCGATACCGCCTTGCCCGTGCCCGGATCGTGGCTCAGCACCTCGACCGTGATGTTGCGGGCCAGCGTGATCGCCCGGCTGAGGCGCAGGCTCTTGAAATTGCCGGAAGGGGCGGCACCCGGCACCGTCGCCGGTGTCCAGATCAGCGCATAGGGTGTCCCCGACGGCTGGGTATCCGGCTGGAAATAGAGGCTCCTCCCGCGCACGTAACAGACGAAGCCCTCGTTCCGGGCCAGTTGGGTCAGCAGGTCCCATTCCGATTCGCGGCGGGTGACCCGGCTGTAACTGCTGTCATTCGCGTTCTTCGTCCCGACTGGAATCGTCGTCGCCTGGACGACCGGCGAGAGCCCGTGCCGGCCGGCGATGGTGGTGGCGATCTGGCTGGCCGTCTGGTTGGTGAAATTCTCGAAGGTCTGGCTATCGATCAGCACGGAGGAATAGCTTCTGGTGTGGGTCGTAGTCGAGTCGGGCGCAATGCACGGCCGCGTCGAAGGGATAATAAGCGCGCCCCTCGAAATTGACGAAGCTCGCCTCGTATTCCTGGGCGAAGGTCAGCGGGTCGAGATCGCGCCGGGCCGCGGCGATTTCCCCGGCCGGCAGGATATCGGCCGAGACCCAGTGGAACGATGCCCATTCGCTGGCCGCGCCGAATTCGCGCATCGCGGCTTTCGCGGCCAGATCCATGTCGTAGTAATGGTTTCTACCCTCTGGAACGCCGATCAGGTCGCACCAGCCGTTGCGATCGGCCAGCGCCGGCCGGACATGGGCGGCCCAGGCCTCCGGCTTCATATTGGCATATTCATCGAGGACGCCGCCATCCCAGGGCGTGCCCTCGATCCGCTCGGGCCGGTCCATGCCGAAGACATGGATCTCGGCGCCGGTGGTCAGGGGGATGATCAGATCCGATTCGCTGGGCGTGCCCCTCAGTCTGCCGTACGGGACGAGATCCTTCAGATCCTGCCAGAAGATGCGCTTGGCCTGGTCGCGCGTGGGGGCGGCGGCGAAGAAGCGGGGATTGTCGAATTTGGGGATCTTGAGCGCGCGCACGATTAGCCGGCGCTTGGCCATCTC